TCTCCTGATTGTCATCTTAACAAACGAGCCCCGGTCTCAGATCGAGGGCTGATTTAGCCACTGCTGCTCTTTTTTTTAGCAGTGGGAAATCTACAGGGACAGTTGTGCCCAAAACGCTCACGAGGCTGTTAACTTCGATCAAAAAAAAATTACGCACCTCCGCGTTGAACGATTTCTGGTATGAGACTGGCGGAATCGGTAGCAGTCAGCCATCTACGTCTGGGGCAGCCGTCAACCAAGATAGCGCCCTTCAGCTGTTGGCAGTCTGGTCGTGTATCAAGGTGATCTCAGAGTCGCTAGCAACATTACCCTGGCCTCTATATAGACGATTAGAAAATGACGGCCGAGAGAGGGCTCAGGATCACCCGCTATATACTGTCCTTCACGACCGCCCCAACCCTGAACAGTCCAGTTTTTCGTATCGGCAGACCCTAGCAATTCATCTGTGTACATGGGGAAACCACTACGCTGTCATCGAGCGGGATGTGGTTGGACGGGTCCAGCGGTTGTGGCCTCTACGGCCCGACAGGGTACGGATCGAACGGGTGGCCGTCAATGCTCCGTTGCAGTATGTGTTTTCGTCGAATACTGCTGGCAATGTGGTGTTCAAGGCAGACGAGATCTTCCATATCAAGACGTTTTCGAGAGACGGCGTTTCAGGAATGAATCCGATTTCTGTCGCGTCGGAGACTCTCGGGCTCGGGATAGCTCAACGCGATTACGGGGCCAGGCTCCTGGGGAACGACGCCAGGCCCTCTGTGGTCCTCAGATATCCAGGAGAGCTTGACGAAGTACAACAGAATTCACTTCGCAATTCGTGGAACAAGATATACGGCGGGTCCGGCTCGGGGCGTCTCGGAGTGGGAATTCTAGAGGAGGGAATGGACATCAAGGAACTTGGTTTTCCTCCGGAGACCACACAATTCATAGAGAGCAGGAAGTTCACCAGATCCGAGGTTGCGGGTTTCTACCGCGTACCGCTGCACAAAATCGGAGACTTGGATCGAGCCACCTTCAGTAACATCGAACATCAAGCGATAGAATTCGCAACTGACACACTGCTGCCATACGTCGTGGCGATAGACCAAGAGGTATGGCACAGGCTCCTAACTGTTTCCGATCAGCGCCATTATTTTTCAGAGATGATGCTCGATGGTCTGCTGCGTGGCGATTTCAAGACCAGGGTCGAGGGGTATCGGGTGCTGGTCGAAATGGGGGCTATGAACAGCGATGAAGTGCGAGCAAGAGAAAACCTTAATCCCATACCCGACGGAGTGGGTAAGACGTTTTATGTGCCGTTGAACTGGACTCCTGCTGGTGAGCGCTCCCTGATTGATGCTCCTGCGGATAGAGTTATTCCCGACGAGGACGGCAACCGCTCTGCTCTGATCCAATTTCCCGAATCCACAAGGACGAACGGCCACCGATCTGCTACCGAACGCCGGCGCTTGGCTGCGAATAATCGGCCTTTGTTTGAGGCGGCTGGGCTCAGAATCGTCAGCGCTGAGATTAAAGAATTGACCAAGGGAGCGAGGAAGACCCTAGGGCAGCGAGACGCCTCTTCCTTCGAGATGTTTATCGATGAGTTTTACTCGACGTTCGGTGTCGAGATCTCGAAGAATGCTCGCCCCATTCTGGGAACGTATGGGGAGCAGATACAGAGAACGACAGCCATGGAAACCGGTCTGGAGATCTCAGACGAGGCGATGGAGGAGTTCCTCGGTCAGTACGAAATAGCCTTCATAGAGCGCTGGATTAACAGCAGTAAGGGGCAGCTCAGGTCGATTGTTAGGGACAGCATGGAACCTCTGGATGATGTAACGGGTCGTCTCGGGGAGTGGGGAGAGCGGCGCGCCGTGAAATACGGCCGGATCGAATCCGTCAACGCGAGCGGCGCTATCGTGGTCGCGGCATATCAGGCGGCAGGAGTTAGGAGAAAAACCTGGGTGACGTTTGGCCGGAACTGCCCGTTTTGCGATAAGCTCAGAGGAAAGACTGTGCAGACAGCTGCGCCCTTCGTCGCGGCGGGGAATAGCGTACTGGCCCCCCAGGGTGGAAAAAAAGCAGGCAGTCGATTACGAGTCACGAGATCTCGACTCTATCCGCCTATTCATGACGGTTGCGACTGTGGAGTTGCTGCGGCGTAGAAAGGGGACCATGAAAGAAATTAAGAAACGGCATAAGCTTTGGGATGGAGTTCAGAGGAGATTTCTCCCGTCCTGTGAAATAGAGAAACGGGAAGGCGAAACGACTGGCGCGGTCACGCTCGAAGGCCACGCCGCTGTTTTTGACACCTGGGCCAACATCGTGTTCTTCGAGGAGCGCTTCGCCCCTGGTTCATTTTCAAAATCGATACAGGAAGCTGAGGTTGTAGCGCTCTGGAACCATAACCCGGACATTGTTATGGGGAAGCGACACGTGGCCGGCAGCGGGAATACCGATACTCTGGAACTCAGCCAAGACGAAACGGGGCTTTTCACCCGGATATATCCGCCAAAGTCCGCGTTTAGAGAAATTGAGAGTGTCGAGCGCGGAGACGTCAACCAGATGTCTATAGCATTTGAGTCTGTAAGGGAGGAGAACTCGGTTAGAAAAGGTCTCGACGGCCGCGAGATCATCCAGCGGACAATCACCGAAGCGCGGCTCATCGATGTGTCTCCGGTCACTTACCCTGCCTATCCGACCACAGACATAGAGACTGTACTTAGATGTTTTCCAGCCCTGGCGGCTGGACCATTTTCTCGGTTCAAGGGGGTCAGTTTAAGGGCCAGCTGTGGGCTGGAACTGACCGCAGAGGACCGGGATTGCCTGGAGGCTGTATTCCGGGATCTTCAGGAGATGATAAGCCCTGATACTGTCGCGCCGGTTCTAGAGGATCACCCGACAGGGGACACCGTCACGCCGAGCGTCCGCGCTCACCTGGCAGCTGCCCGCATCAAGGCATTCCTAGGACAACCACTGTTTTACACATTTAGGGGGATAGAGCTGTGAACAAAGAGGACACTCAAAAACACCTGGCGAAGCTCTCTGGCCGACTGCGGGAACTTCAGGGGCTGGCAGAAACTGGAACCATTTCAGACGAGGAATTTACCGAGATAGATACTGTGATTCTCGATGTGAAGGTGAACGAGAAAAGGCTCGGTCAATTGAATCAAATGGATGAAATTCAAGCGCGACTCTCCTCAGTATCCAGTGCTGATAGCAATACGTCCAGCAGCCTCCCTATCAAGCCTGAGGTAGAGGCCCGCGTCTCTGTGGGGCAGGATAGGGCCGAACTGGAAAGGTTCCCGAGCTTTGGGCAACAGTTGCAGGCTGTCTATAGATCTTCTCAGGACGGAGGATTTACCGATCCACGCCTGAGAGGTATTGAGCAGCGGGCAACGCTGGGGGGGTCTGCCGGCGTTCCTCACGAAGGCGGCTTTCTAGTTCAGACCGATTTTTCGGAAGCTCTTATCCGGCGCGTTTACGAGACCGGGCAAGTGGCGAGCCGGACGTTTCCCATTACGATCTCATCTCCCTCTAATAGTGTCGAAATCCCAGGCGTAGACGAGACCTCTCGCGCCGATGGGTCGAGATGGGGGGGGGTGCGAGGCTACTGGACCAACGAAGCAGCGGCCTCGACGGCCTCTACTCCAAAATTCCGAAATGTCAAGCTTAGCTTGGAAAAGCTCACCGGACTAGCGTACTCCACTGAAGAGCTGCTAGGGGATGCTACGGCGCTAGATTCGATCATGAGTCAAGCGTTCGGCGAAGAACTTGGGTTTAAAGTCGACGACGCCATTGTTAACGGCGATGGAGCCGGCAAGCCTCTGGGCTTTTTGAACGCCGCCTGTCTGGTCAGTGTTGCGAAGGAATCTGGGCAGGCTGCGGCCACGATTGTTCAGGCCAATATTCTGAAAATGTGGTCGCGTCTCTGGGCTCCGTCTCAGGCTAACGCTGTCTGGTTCATCAACCAAGACACGCAGCCTCAATTGTTCAGCATCGAACTGGGTTCGGGCGGCTCAATCCTGTATCTGCCGCCAGGCGCTATGGGTAACGCAGAGGGCACCCTCTTGGGCGCGCCAGTGATCCCGATTGAGCAATGCCAGACGCTGGGGACCAAGGGAGACCTGTACCTATGCGACATGAGCCAGTACGCCCTCGCTCGAAAGGGGGGGGTCGAGTCTGCGACTAGCATCCACGTTCAGTTTCTAACGGGGCAGACCGCTTTCAGGTTTGTTCTCAGGGTGGATGGTCAGCCGTTGTGGAACGCAGCGTTGACTGCGAAAAATGGCTCAAACACCGTGTCGCCGTTCATCAGTCTAGATACCAGATCATAAGCTTATAAGGAAGGATTAGTACCATGAAAGGATTCGTACTAGCAGAACAAGGGCATGTTGTTAACATCATCCCTCCCATAGACCTGAACGCTGCCGCCGTCACCAGTGACTACTTCAGTCTCGCTGAATACGGGCATCTCTCCATCGTCATCAATCTCGGAGTCGTCGGCGCTGCGACGACTTTTACAGTGTTTGAGTCAGATGACAATGCAGGGTCGAGCGAAACCGCCATTGGTTTCAGTTACTACGAAGAGCAAACCGTGGCAGGGGATACTTTTTCGACGAGGACATCGGCTACGGCATCTGGGTTTGCTACGCACGCCTCGAACAACAGCCAGACGTTTATCATCGAATTGGACGCCTCGGAGCTGACCGAAGGGTTTCCTTATCTAGCGCTAAAGGCTACGGACCCGGGAGCAACTACAATTGGGGGGGCTATTGCGGTTCTCAGTGGCAGCAGGTACGGCCAGGAAATCACTCCGACCGCGATCACGTAGTCTCTATTAGCTGGCTAGGAACCAGGGGCGGACCCTTAGCAGGGTCCGCCCCTACCGGGAGCTGAATACGATGTTGGTTTTCATGGTGGCCGAACACAGGGAGCTGAGGGTCAATACAACCGTGGAGGTTACAGAAGACAGGGGGAGGGCGTTGTTGGCTGAAGGGTTTGCGCGCTTACACACTGGAGACAGGGGGCCCACCTATGCAACACCTGCGCCCCTGAAATCGAAGAAAACGAAAGGACGGCTCAAGAAGCAGTGAGTAGTATGAAACTCTTAGGAGAGATTCTAAGGCGAATCCAGTCGGAATTGAGAGAGGAGACTACCGCCCAGCGTCCCGGGGGGGAGCGCGCGGTTCGTCAACTCCCGAAAACCTGGGGCGAAGAGTATGGAATTTTCCTTGAACGAGCAGACCGCACCGGTAGCAGAGCCGGTTTTGCTCGCAGACGCGAAGCTACATTGCAGGGTCGATAGTTCTAACACAGTGGACGATGATTACATCGGTGCGCTGATCAGGGCGGCTCGGCTCCAGACTGAAATAGCACGCGGGATGACGTTGTTGACCACTACGTGGGATTACAAAACGTCAGAATTTCCAGGCGAAAATTTCATTGCACTTCCCCGGCCGCCCCTGGTTAGCATTACTCATTTGAAGTACCAAGCCGCTGACGGGGCTTCGCACACCTGGGCTGGGGCTAACTACATTGCCCAGACATCTACGGCCCCGGGGCGTCTCGTGCTGGCGGACGGCGTGACGTGGCCGAGCGATGCGGCCTTGTATCCGTCGTTGCCTATAGAGATCCGGTTTGTTGCGGGACATGGGGCAGCAGGCACCAGCGTGCCAGAATATATCCTGATAGCTATGAAACGATTAGTAGTAGAGATGTACGATAACCGCGAGCCGCTGGTTAGCGGTGAGCCGATAACCAGGACGCCATATACTACGAACCTGTTGAAACTCAATAAGACGTGGGTGTTCAGATAGTGGCATCTCAGCGCCGAGTGCGGGCGGGTCTTCTGCGCCATCAAGTCACGATACAGAGCCCCACCCTAACGTCTGATGAGTATGGGGACAGGATTGGGGCCTGGGCAGCATTTGCAACCGCATTTGTCTCTGTTTCTCCGCTGCGGGCCTCTGAACAGATTCTAGCGGCGGGATCAACAGAGGAGACGCATGCTGTTAGCCACGAGGTTGTCATGCGATATCAGAGCGGAGTTGTCCCAACAATGCGAATAAGCTGGGGCGCTCGGATCTTCGATATCCAGGAGGTCATTAACCCCCTAGAACGCGGTGAAATGCTCAAGCTCCGATGTAGGGAAAATTTGACGCCATGATAACGAGTAATACTAAGTTTGTCGTTGAACGACTGAATAAGTTGCCTGCGAAGACAACTAAACTCCACGCCGCTGTTCTTACGGAGATGGCCCAGGAGATCGTTAAGAATTCCAGGACCAATACGCCTGTGGATACTGGACGGTTGAGGGATTCCCACAACTACCGCCCGGCTGTTGTCTTGCCGGGTGGGGTCGTTTTGGGCGAGGTGTCTGTAGGAGACAACAAGGCCTGGTATGCGCATATCATACACAATGACGCTAGCCGCTCAGGAAGCAGCCATTTTCTTGAAAATGCGGTAGAAGCCCAGGCTCCCATCGTTGCCCGGCGACTGGACAAGGCCGTAAAGTCTGCGGCTATCATGCTGCGACTGCAAAAGCTGGGCACGTAGCGCAATGTTTTTGGACGACATGAAGGCCACCATCGAAGGAATCAGCGGGATAACCGAGACTGTGTTTCCTGCGCACGAGCCCGAAGGGTCTGATACTGCGATTATGGTGTATGAAACGGGCGGGGGCGAGACTTGGCGCGCCTCCGATTCTAGCCCCGGGGGTGGGCTGGAACGGCCCCGGCTCCAGGTTCAGGTACGAAATATCAGCTATGCGACTGCGAGGACGCAGTTGGCTAAAGTCATCCAGGGGCTGGACCACTGGAGCGGGACTGTAAACAGCACGAAATACCACTACTGCAAGTTGACAACGAACGCTCGCTCGTTGAAGCGCGATAAGAGCCCGACCAGCACGCTGGTAATTCGGCACTATGTCTACGCGGAGTTTGAGCTAATTAAGGATTTCAGCTGATGGGGCTGCGATTCTATAAGTTGCTGGAAAAGGTCGCCTCTGGTGTGATGAGGGTCGCATACGCCTTAGAGCGTATTGATCGGCGGCAGGGATTTGAGTTGGGGATCAAATATGGCGAAAGCGAAAGCGAAAGCGAGAGGGAACAACGGGAGCAAAGCGAGAGCCAGGCCCGGGCGACTAATTAACGCGTTAATGTTCTCTCTGGATGCGGAAGGAAAAATTTTCCTGCCTGGGGAAGAGGTTCGCGGCATCTCTCGCGAAATCATAGAGAGCTGGCGACGCCGTGGGGCG